GAACACTCCGGGGGAAACAAATTTGAAATCTTTTGCCGACATTATAGCTATCTCCTTTTACCCGTCTATTTTTAAGACGATATTATTTCTTTAGTAAATAGTGTTTTGTTTTTAGAAAGTCCAAAATTATTCTCTATACTTGCCGTCCACTCCGACATTTTGTTTGCTATCATTACCGGGACCTGTTGTTGGGAGAGGATCATCCCACACAACATGCTCCCTAGGTATTCTAACTTGCACGGCATTTTCTCTAATAGAGAACTTTGGCGTTTCTTGGTTTATACCTTCACCCACAAGGTAACCAAGGACCTTAATATCTACAGAGGTTTCAAACCTCCTTTCCTCGTTTTCCATTGATGTAATATTGTTGTTTAGGGCGAAGTCTCCTTGAACAAATGCTTCATACCTGTGCCCATCCCTGTCAATCAAGAAACTATTAATTGTTCCCGGTCTAGTGATGAAGGGCTGGAGCAGATCGTTCATCTGTTGTTGGTATTCTGTTCTGAGTAATATCTTGTATGTGATCTCAGCATATACAATAGGCGGAATAGAGACTGTTTCATACACAACTTTTTTTGTTGACTTGCGAACAAACTTGGGCGCTACTCTATTGTTGTATCTCCTGTTCGCATCGGCATTGGCAAAATTAGAAGTCTTGTCTTGTTTTATTCTCCTTGCAATAACAAGAGAGCCGCCTTTTTCTGGTTGAGATTGAAAAGGAAACATATCTCCATAGTAAGCGCCCCTTGTTGTTAAGTCTTTTACAACTGATGCTCTCTCGATGGTAATCGCCGGCAATACAATCAATCCCTCACCGTCTCTATATTCCTTATCGTTCTTGACCTGATATGCTCTTTCGGCTGATGCCCATATAACTGGTACTTTTGCGACTCCTTTGTTGGTGGTTGTCTTCAATGACAACTTGTCATTAACAAAATCGTGTATAGCATAGTCGATGGTTTCCAGAGTGGACGGAGAGAAGTTTAGATCTTGCAACCTTTCCTGATCCTCTTGGGGAATACCTGTGTAATTTTTATTTTCTTTCCCACCTGTATAAGCAGACATTTTAAATTCTCCTAGAGGGCATCAAAGGTGCCCTTTCTTGCTCTTTTACATGTAGCAGAGATCTCATATTTATAATCCACTTGACCAAAAAGTTCTTTTGGCTCATTTAACGTAACGATTTCGTAGTGAAATTTGCCGTATAAAACAAAGTCGCCTTCTCTAACAAAAAGGTTTTGGTCTTCTGTTAGTCTTCTCTTGTGAAAATAAATATTAATTGAAGATCTCTTGTCCACACCGAGAGAAGAATTGGTTGTATCTTGACCTTCCCACCCAATCAAAGCATAGACTCTCACAGGAGACAGGAAAGTTTTTTCTATAGCCTCTCCGTAAAGAGGGTGAAAGTTAGTTTTTTCTAGACTTATAGGATAATAAAGGACAGTTTGACCAATGACCCGCTCTATGACTTCATCATTGATCTGCTTGACTAAATTGCGCTCTTTCTCCCCAGTAAATAAGGGAGCAGGAGGATTAGTTGGTTGTGTCCATTTGTTATCTGCCATTTATACTATCCTACAAATACTGAAGGTGGAATATTCATTAATACTTTTTGTGTTGAATCGGTTACATTACCATCCTTCTCGGCTAGTTTTTCGTATGTCAACTCGTCTAGGACAGTTTTTAATTCCTCTCTTAGGAGATTTTGCTGTTCTTTAGCTTCAGACACAAGCGCTGGACCGTTTAATGTTACGGATTCTCCCGGAATTGGTATTGTTGCGAACTTGCTTCTAATTAACCCAAGCATTTCTTTAGAGAGAGCCAAGGCAAATCTTCTAATCCATTGCTTACCAATCGAGTTGATCTTATCATAGGGTATGTTCTCGAATGGAAGTGTGTTCATATTGTTGATGCCAGTCGCGCCATCTTCTTTGCCAGCTTCCTCTTCCCAAGGGTCTGTTCTAACGGAGAAGTCAACCCACATCTTTGTTGGGGATGATGCCACCGGGGTTGGGAATAACCTCAAATTATTGTCTTTTATCTCATATGAGTAGTGAGAAGCTCTAGTATAGATTGCATCCTCAAAAGCCATAGCCTGTGCCTTGTTCTGCCACACTGGAATAACTTCAAAGGTTGAGTCGTCCGAGTATTGTCCGTAATAAGACAAGTTGCCTACTGTATTTAAGCCACCGTAATACCCGTAAAATCTCCACATAGCGTGAGGCGTCTTATAATAAACTTTTCTAACGGTGATTCTTTTATCTCCGTTATCTCCAAGCTTTCCGTAGAATGGGCTAGCAGTGTCTGTTGTAGCTGTGGTCTTAATAATTGACTGTAAGTCGTAGTCCTGTACTTTTTGTGCTGTGTCGAAAGAAGCAGAATAAATAGGAGTAGCTCCGCCAAGACCAGACTCAGTTGAAACAGCATCGCCCACCCTGCCAGCGTATTGGAAGCTGAACTTTGGGTAAGTCAAAGCCGTGTTTGATCCGCTTATTGCTTCGCCACTATCCAATTCTCCATCTGAATCGAAAGATCCTGTGCTTGCTCCGAGAACACTTCCCAAAACGTTTTTTGCTTGGTGTATGTTGACAAGGTAAGAGTATTCTAAACAAGCTTCCTCGTAGGCAGCATAAACTTGGTATTCTGTAATTTCAATATCTAGAACATCGCCACCAAGTTTCTTATAAACGTATGTTACTTGGTCGGCAGCCCCTTGTTTGAATGCCGATAGGGCAGATCCAGATCTAGCACTAGTGATATATACCCCATATGGAAGGGGGTTATCAGTTGCATTTACATTATCAACGGTACCAGTTACAGGTAATCTGGAAACGCTAGTTGTGCTTGATGGTGTTAAAGTTGGGTAAGCCATTCATTAAATCTCCTAGACACAAGTGTATCATAGTAATTAGTTGTAGGGAGAGGTTAAAGCCGTATAGAAATAAAAAAGCCCCGCCAAATTAATGACGGGGCTCTTTGTTTGTCTAGATCCTATTGGGATTAGCCATTAAGGTCGCGACAGATAACAAGACCATACATATCTGGTCTAACCATCTCTTTGGCGTAGCGTGTCATGACACCCTTACGAGGTACAAAGTCCTCAGTACCAAAGATAGTTGGAGTTACTTGGAGTGGGACATATGGAGCATATACATATCCGCTTTCGAGGAATGATCCACCTTTACGTCCAACAAGAATAACGTTACGTGGGAAGTAAGGATCCACATATACGTCAAACTTCTTGCTCAAAGATCCAACATTGACTGCTCCAACAGAACCGTTACCATAATCGTTTCCAATGCTAGCACGGAAGCCAGCAGTGAACTCAAGAATGTTAGCAACCTCTGGTCCACAAACAACGAAGTTTGCGCCACCGCGAAGTGTCTTTCTGTGGATTTGAGCAGAAACATCGTTGATAGTTTCAGCTAAAGTCTCGTACCATTCGGAAACAGTACCAGTGAAGTCAGCACCCATCAAGGATTCGTTGTCCAAGTTTCCACCGATTTGCTCACCATTGTCGCGAGCAAGGAATCTACCCGGACGACGTGACCAGTATTGAGTTCCAGCAGTAGCACCTTTGATAAGGTCCTCAAGAATCTCACGGTCAATCTCAAGAGCAATTTGCTCAGAAAGAATGCTTGTAAGCTCAACTTCTGCATCAAGGTTGTGATAAGCACTAAGGTCTTGTCCAAGTTCTGGAGTCCACTTAGCCTTAAGCTTCTTGGTCTTGGCAGTAACTGCAACGGAATCGACTTTGATGTCAATCTCTGGGATTTGTGCTTGTGCTTCAAGTTCCCAAGTTGGATCACCAACAACAGAACCAATAGCTCCGCCTTCTACGAAATCGTCAGTGATTGGGAATTCCCAAGGATAGTGCTCTCTACCGTGAGTCTGGTCACCGTTCGGAGCAAGAGTGTCGCCAATAGCTAATGCAAGGTCATCAACCTCAAGGTTCGAAGCAGCTTCGAAAACGAACTTGACAATATGGTTGGTAGAAGTCGGATCATTACCCGAAGAACCACTATGAAGCTCGGTAAGTCTTCTAATCAATCTAGCACCCTTAATTGTTCCATCAGCATCGTATGGAAGGAAGCCTTTTCCTCTCTGTACACCTAGACCAGCGTCCCGAAAAGAACCAGACAAGGTGATAGCAACAAGATTGTTGACATCAAGCTGTGAAAATACCGAGGATCCACTAAATGCTGCAACAACAATACCAGAACCAGAAAGGTCCGGATCGTATCTAATTGCTTTATCGAGTGCTTCGTCTCCTGCTGAACCTGTACCAGTGATGGTTAGTGCGGCGGCGGCTGGGGCTGTCACTAATGCTGCGGAAGCAGTAGGTGAAGAGTACCCATTGTTCAAGTTGTATGGTCCAGCAGAAGCATTGTCTCCAGTAAGGCTAACGCCGTCTTGAAGTCCCTTAGCAACTACTCCACCACCGTAGAGTGAAGATCCTGTGACATATCCGAGTCTACCGGCTGCAACTGCTCCGTTGGATTCAGCAGAAACTGTGAAGTCAAGGAAGAAGATGAGTCCCGATGGGAGGCTCATTGGCTGAACGCTTACAAGATCGTTAGCGATCAAGTTGCCGAATACACGGCGAACGATTGGAAATGCAACTGCTGCAAAACCTTCAACGTCTCCACCAGACATAGTGGTGGATTCACGCAACAACTCTTTAGCTTGGTTTTCAAGCAAACGAGCCATAGCGTCTTTTGTTTGGTCACTGTTAAGTCCCTCAAGAAGTCCGGTGTTTTCCCACTTGTTAAGTAGAGCGGCACCTTCTTTCTGGAGATCACGATTAACAATACCTTCTGTTAATTTATCTAAAACTGACATATTATTGTCTCCTTATAAAGTTAGTTTAAACCTGCCAATCTTTGCATTCTATCAATGCGTGGATCAGTTGGTTGTTTAGCCTCTTTAGTTTGTGGTAACAAAGTAGATTTCCTACTAACCGCCTCGCTAAGTGTTTTTGGGGACTCTTTCTTAGTTCCGCTCACCGTGCTTTGAAGGGTTTCAAAGATTACCTTAGCTTCTTCTACAGAGTTAGCATTTGAAATAGCTTCGACAAGTTTTGATTTTTGTCGCCCATTCAACGAGTCGCTAGACAATGCTTCGTTTGTATAAAGTAGCTTTGCGTTTTGAACAGAGGTTTCGTTCAAAGCGTCTTTTAACTTGAGAACTACGTTCTCAATGTGTTTGGTGTTAGACTGGAGTGTCTGGAGTTTCTCTTGAAGGTCTTTCTTTTCTGTTTCAAGAGTCTCGACAGATTCTCTAAGTTTTCCGATTTCAGCAGGGATTACATCTTCTCCCTCTGCCTCTTCGTCGATATGTGCATCAAGAGCTTTTGCTTCTTCGTAAGCCTCTTGCTTCTGGGAATCAGGCATTCCTAGGTTTCCAGATTTTACCGGATGAAAATCAAGGGTGAGCTTTTCTGCAAGCTCTTCCATTTGTTCTTCGTCTAAATTAATTTCTTCGTCTTCAAATAAGTTAGTCAAGTCGATTTCGTCGTTCTCTTGGAGAGCTTCTTCTTCGGTTGCTTCCGCACCAACGATCTCATCTTCGGCAAATTCGTGGCGATCAGTCATCTCTTCCGCGCTGGCTTCTTCTTCTTGAGCCAACTCTTGATCGATCATTTGCTCAAGCTCTTGGAAGTCAAGCTCAACTACCTCGCTTTCGGGAGTAGTAACGCTAGAAACGTCTGATGCTCCCATAGGAATGTTTCCCACAACGCCTTCTTCCTCAGAAATAATTTCTTCCTGATTGAGCATAGTATCAACTGCTTCTCTAATTTCTTGTGAGTATTTCTCTACAATAGAGGATTCTGCGCTTTTAATTGCAGCCTCTTTGAGTGCCTTAGCATCGACAATCGCTTGCTCTAACATTGATGACATTGTGTAATCTCCTAGTATTTGGTCGCAAATAGACGTTTTGCGTCGTAGTAAATAGTTCTTTAAAAACGAAAAATACAAAAAAATAACAACTTAGTTTATGAAATCACCAAGTTACCATCGTTATCCCAAGAAAGATTAGCTTTGCCTTGTAGGAAACTCTCTATAGACATTAGATAAAAGTCCATCTCGTTGGGCTGTATCTTCTTTATTTTCAGTTGATTGTAGCACCATTGAATAACGGTGTTAATGATAAAAGCTTTTGGGGCGAACACTACATTACCTTCGATACGATAACTGGGATCGTTCTCTTCTAAGTATCGAATGATGTCTGCCCTGCTTTTGATTTGCATAATAAGAAAGGTGAGGGCAGAGACCCGTAGATCCCTGCCCTCGGTTTTCAAAAAGGTTTACTTCTTGAGTGCTTTTTTCAAGTCATCGATCTGAACTTGCTGAGCCTTTACAGCCTCTACGAGAACAGAAGTAAGTCTTGAGTAGTCAACTCCCTGTACTCCATCAGCAGCAGTGTGAACTGCGTTTGGAAGAACAGCCTGAACGTCTTGAGCGATGAAACCGAAGTCTCTTTCACCGGAATCATTCCAAGTGAACTCAACACCCTCAAGGGACATAACAGTATCAAGAGCAGTGTTCATAGTTGCAACATCACTCTTAAGGCTTTCGTCCGAGTAAGTAACGAATGCAGCAGCACGAACTTTGTTAATGTTATCAGATCCGTTAGCAACATCAAGTGCGTACTCAGTAGTGGCGTCTCCACCAAGAGTCAGCATAGTACCACCACTATTAGCAAAGTAAAGAACATGGTTCCCAGCATCATAGGACATGTGCTCACTAGCAGCACCACCAAAGAACTTAGAGTTTACACCAGCGCCGTCAGCACCAACAGTAAGTGCTCCGTCTGCGCTGATTGCACCAGCAGCACTCATAGTAACTCCAGAAGAGCCATATCCGCCACCAACGGTAGCAGCAGCAGCGAGTGCAACATTCTGATCGTTGTCCATACTGATGGTAGCTTCGCCCTGAGCGTTAGCAATTACGTTACTTCCGACTGAGATTGAACCACCAAAGGCAACTGCGTCGTCTGTTTGGGTACCGAACTGAACGTTTCCACCAAAGTCAACATTAAAGTTCAACTTAGTAGCCTCGATTGCAGCAGAAGCGTTAACATCAGCGTTTACAACAGCGCCATCAGCGATCATTGCAGATGTAATACCGCTTGCCTTAACTCTCAATGAATCAGAGTCGATTTAAAGAGAACTATCATCAACCGGTACAGCGAGAACACCAGAAGAAGCAGCA